GCCGCGAATGTTGTGGACGATGGAACGCTATTTGATTGCTAAGCATAACCCTAAGCGGTAGGCGGTAAACTTAGGCTTAGGGAGTCTGCCATGATTACGTTTGTTTATGATGCCGAGGGTGTGCGCGAGTTGCAAGCACAGCTAAAGGCCATAGATCCCAAACTTGCTGCTCAGTTCCGTAAAGAGCTGAAGGGTACGGCGCAGGATATGGCGAGCACTATCAAGGCGCGCATTCAGGTCACCCCGCCGTTGTCTGGAATGGCCAACGAAACTCGCCGTTCGTTGTTGTGGCAGGGTGCTCGCACGAGTGTTTCTATTTCGTTGGCGGGTTCTCGTCGGCGCAATGTGACCCCTTTGCTGTCCATCAAGGTGGATTCTGTCAAGGGTGCGCCTGGTTATATGGCGGCTGAGACTGCTGGTCGTCTTGGCGGTGAAGGCAATACGCCACAAGGGACTCATTTTATCGCGGCTATGACAGACAAGTTTGGCACTTTGAAGGGGAAGGGCGGTAACCGTATTGCGTGGCCGCTTTTTTGGGGTCAGCGTCTTTTGCTTGATCGGGCTGCTCGCATGGTCATTGAAAAGTTTGAGCGCAAGATAACGAATGAGATGGATCGCTAATGCCTATCAGTCTTAATATTCTCTCCAAGTTTGACGCTAAGGGTATCGCCCAGGCGCAAACCGGTTTGGACAGGCTCGGCAAGGCTGCGGGTGGTTTCGCGGCTGCAGGTGTTGCGGCGTTTGCGGCTGTTGCTGCCGGTGCGGCTGCGTTTGGTTATCAGGCGTTGAGAGCTGCCGCTGAGAGTGAATCGGTGTCGAAGTCTTTGCAACAGATTGCGAAGAACTCGGGTGTCTTTGGTGATACTGCTGCGGAGGTGAAGAAATCCACTGACCAGATCATGGATTACACGCAGAGCCTTTCAAACCTGACAGGCATCGACGACGAGATTCTGAACTCAATTGTTCGTGGCTGGTTGGCTGTTCCCGAGTTGGCCGGTAAGGGTGTTGACGGGCTGACAGACCTCGTAAAGGTTGTTGCGGATGTGGCCGCCGGTACGGGCAAAGACGTTCAAGCCATTGGCATGATTTTTACAAAGGTCGCCGGTGATGAAGAAACGGCGTTGGGCAAACTTGCTCGCGCCGGCATTGTGCTTTCGGATGCTCAGAAGCAAATTTATGAGGACACTCTTGCGACGAGTGGTGAGATTGCGGCACAGGACAAGCTCATTGAGATTTTGGGTACGACTTATGCGGGTGCTGCGGAGGCTGCCGCTGATCCGTTTGCTGTGTTGCAACAGAATGTCCAGAATTTGCAGGAGCAGGTTGGCGTGTATTTGTTGCCGGCGTTTCAGACTTTTGTAGACAAGTTGCAGGAGTTTATCGCAAAGCATGGGCCGGATTTGGAAAAGGCTTTTGAGGATGTTGGCAAGTTTGCGATGGATGTTGTTGGAGCGTTCTTTGACTTTTCGGGTTGGGTTGCAGAAAACCCGGATATTTGGAATGGCATCGTCATTGGGTTGGGCGCTGTGACGGCGGCAATGATTGTGTTGAACGCGGTAATGGCGGCTAACCCTGTGGGGGCAATTCTCTTGGCGATTGTCGGCCTGATTGCTTTGACGACTTATGTGGTCACGAACTGGAATCAAATTATCGGCATGATGGTTGGTGGTTTCCAGATTTTGTTCGGCGGAATGCTGGGCTTGTTCGAGGGCTTCGTCAACTCAATCATTGACGGCATCAACACGGTCATTGGTGTAGTGAACCTTTTGGGCGCAAACATTGGCGAGGTTGGCAAAGTTGACTTTGGCGCGCACGAAATGATTTTGACTGGTTTGGAGACTCAGAACGCGGCGGGGGCAACACATGTAGTTCCTCGTGATAGTGCCGCGTCGTCGGCGTACGCGCATATGTATAAGTTCGCTGATGGTGGTATTGTGACGGGGCCGACGATGGGGCTTGTTGGTGAGGCCGGACCGGAGGCCATCATCCCGTTAGATCGTTTGGGCAAGATGGGTGGGGCGACGTATAACATTAACGTTTCGGCTGGCGTTGGAGATCCGCAGGCTATTGGTCAGCAGATTGTGGCTTACATCAAACGTTACGAGAAGGCTTCCGGCCCCGTATTTGCGGGTGCGTAATGCTGAATTTGGATGTTACTGCGTCTCTTGAGACGACGAGTGGTTTTGTTCTTGACACTGACCAGCTTAACACTGGGCAACTTGGGTATTTGTTTACGTCGATTGGGGCGAAGGTCCGTTCAGCTTCTTGGGGTCGTGGGCGTAACTCTTTCTTTGACAGTTTTAGCGCAGGTTCGGCCACGGTTGTTTTTGATAACAATGATCGGCGGCTTGACCCGGTAAACACGTCGTCGCCGCTCTACGGTGAGTTATATCCGGGGCGACAGTTCTCGTTGTTTCTTTCTCAGGATTCTGCGACGGCAACAGTTTTCTCGGGGTATGTTGACAGTTGGGAGTACAACTACACGCTTGATGGCGACGCTACCGTTACTGTGAGTGTCATTGACGCGTTTAGTTATTTGCAGAACGTCACTATTTCGTCGATTAGTGCGCCGGCGGAGTCGTCGGGCGCTCGGGTCCGTAGGGTGTTGGCAAACATCGGGTGGCCTGTTTCCAAGCAGGCGGTAGAAAACGGTTATTCGACGTTGGCGGCGGAGACTATCGCCGGTGTAACTGTGTTGGAGTATTTGACTAGGGTTGCTCAGTCTGAGTTTGGTCAGTTTTACATTGACCGTTTGGGCATCCTGACGTTTAGATCGCGTAACGCTGTTGGTGTTTTTAGTGATGTTCGTGTGACGAATGTTGTGGGCGATAGGAATAGCACGACTAGCGATGTTTTGTTTGATTATTCGTTTGACCGAATGTTCAACGAGGTGACTCTTACGAATAACGCTATTTCGGCGACAGCGACGGCTGCCAATTCTGCTTCTGTCACTAAGTATGGTGAGCGTCCGAACGCTTTTGATGTGTTGATTGCTTCTGCGACTGAAATGCAGTCGATTGCTCGGGGCATTGTCACTTTGTATGGTGAGCCGGCGTTTATCCCTCGTCAGGTGAGTTTCAACGTCGAGAACTTTAACTTGTTTGTGCCGAACGATTCGCTGATTCTTGACCGGGATAAACCGACACTAAATTTCCGCACGATTGACATTGGATATTTGACTTCTGCCTATTGGTTGCCGCCGGGGACCGTAGGAACAACTGACCCTATAAACATTCCGGCGTTGCTTATTTCGGGTGTGAAGTATGATGCCCGGCCGGGTTTATTTACGGCTACGCTACAATTAGATTACGCGCTTGGGTATAACTCGTTCATCTTGGATGATCCGATTCTGGGCCGTCTTGATACAGGAATTTTGGGAGTATAAAATGGCAGGTCTCGGGTACAAGCTCTTCGCGGCTGGTGAGATTCTTACGGCTGGTAACTTGCAGGGTTACGCAGTGGATCAGTCGGTCATGGTGTTTGCTTCGGCGGCTGAGCGCACGAGTGAGTTGACCGCGCCTTCTCAAGGCATGATGTCATTCTTGAATGACTCAGGTACGACTTGGCAGTATTACGAACTGTACGATGCTTCCACAAATCCCGGTGGCGCGAAAACTGCGGGCTGGTATCCGACGAGTGGTGCAGTATTCTTTGCCACTGCTACTCGTAGCGCGGCTAGTGGCACGAGTTACGCGGTTGGCGCAGCAGGTTTTACCTATACAGAATTGACTGACACTTTGGGGTGGCGTGACCCGTCAACTAACCCTGACCGGATTATTCCGAACGTTGAGGGTTTGTATCGGGCGACGGTGAGCGTCCAATACGCGGCAAGTGGTGTCGGTAACAGGTTTGGTGCGTTGCAGAGAAATGGTCTTGACCTTGTGATGTATCAGGGTGCTGGGGCGAACATCCGAAATTTCTCGATGACCGCCGCGCAATATTTCAACGGTTCCACAAATTACTTTAACGTTGCTGGTGTTACTCAGGATAGTGGTGGGGCGTTGACTGTGGCCGTTCAGGTAATGGTTGAGTACGTTCGTCCGTCGATTGTGTAGGGCTGATGCGTTACTACGATAGTTTGGGCGCTGCGGGTTATCCGATTAGTGGCGGTGTCACTATGCAGGAGAGTTATGCCGAGCACCTCGAGCGCGGCAGTAAGGGCGGCGTGGATTTCGGCGTTCGGACCGGGATGCCCATCTACGCGCCGACTCGTGGGCGGGTGTTGAACCGTTACACGACGGGCGGCGGTAACACGGCAAGGTTTTACCACATTGGCGATGACGGCAGTGAGACGGGCTGGTTCGACGAATTTCTACATTTGTCGTCGTATGGCCCGGAGGCAGTCTTTGAACCTGGCGATGACATTGGAGCACGCTCCGGTAACAGTGGGACAATGACATCAGGCCCACACATCCACTGGCATTTGTGCGATCCGGACGGGACTCGCACACCACAATGGCTTTACTTTCAAGACAACCCGACCCCAACCCCTCACGAGAAAGACAAATCGAACATGAACCTGTGCCACATTCCCCAACCTGACGGAACCGCTAAGTACCTGTTGTTCTCGGGTGACTTCTATTTGGAGTTTACCGGGCAGTCAGCTGCTAACGCTTTCGCCAGCCAAATCGGCGGCAAC